ATGCCGCGAAGTCGGTTATCGAGGCGGGGGATCGCCTTCACCCACTGTCAGAGAAAACCATCGAGAAACGCAGGGAAGCCAAACCCCCGATTGAGGGCGATAAGCCCCTGCGCGCCCGTGGTTACCTGCTGCGCTCCATTAACTATGTCGTGAGGAAGAAATAATGCCGATGCTCGATGTGACAGAGGTCCTGCTGGACCCGGATTTTTGCGATACCTCGCTGGTCTGCCACCGGCAGATCCAGACCACGGATGCGCATAACTTTCCGGTCAATACCCCTCAGGACATTCCGTTTTCGGGCGTGGTGACGGTTGACCGCGCGCTGGAAGCCCGGCGCATGGAGGCCGGGCAGACTATTGGCGGGGCCATTCTGATTGTGACGCAGTTCAGGCTGACGCAGGGGCAACCCGGACTGGATGCCGATGTCGTGACATACCAGGGACGCGATTACCGCGTGACATACGTTGATCCGTACACCGCGTATGGTGCCGGTTTCGTGCAGGCCCACTGTGAGCTGATGAATTTTGACGGAGGAACACCCGTTGAATAACGACAGCACCTCGCCGGGGTATCTGACCCCCGTGGGTGATACTCCGGCTTACGACAAAGAACTTGAGATAAAAATCAGCGACTGGATTTGTGGTGTCTCGGGTCTGGACGTGAAATGGGTATTCCCGCGATGGACGGACCCACAGATAACCATTCCCCCGAAGGGGACAACGTGGTGTGCGTTCGGCGTCACCTCAATGCCGCGCACCGGACTGCCGGCGGATATTCAGGGCGACACCAGTTCAGAGCAATGGACGTGGGAAAACGTCACGGTCATTTGCTGCTTTTACGGCCCGGGCGGCGCAGCGCTCGCTGCTACCTTCAGGGAGGGGATATACGTTCCCCAGAATAACGCCGAACTGAATCGCGCAGGCCTTTCGCTGGTAGATGTGGATACGCTGCGCAGCCTTCCCGAACTCATTAATAACCAGTGGGTCAGGCGTTATGACCTCACCGTTACCCTGTCGCGCAAGAACGTCCGCAGCTTCAACATCAGGACTCTCCAGTCCGCTCCAGTTTACTTTTTCGGAGATTAAAAAATGCCTAATGGCTTACCTGTGCAGCGCGCTGTCAGCGTGGCTGTCATTATGTCCGTTCGCGCGGCAGCGGCCCGCAACTTCGGCGCGCTGCTGATCCTCGGGCCTTCCGGTGTGCTGCTGGCGCCGGAAATTATGCGTGGTTACACCGATATCGAAAGTGTGGCCACGGACTTCGGTATCAACTCGGAAGAGTACAAGGCCGCTAATCTGTACTTCCAGCAAATGCCGCAGCCCTATCAGCTGTATATCGGCCGGATGGAACGCACACCTACAGCGGCGACGGCCGGGAAACTGACCGGCGCGGTGTTGTCATCCTCAGAGCAGGCGCTTGCTAATTTTACCGCCGTATCTGACGGCGCACTGCGCATCAGCGTGGATAGTACCGTTAAGACGGTCACCGGCATTGATTTGTCGGGAGCGACCGATTTGGCCGCTGTGGCGACAGCTGTGACGGCAAAGCTGACAGGTGCGACCGTGGCCTGGGTGGCGGGGTCCACGCAGTTTACGGTGACCTCTTTAACCACGGGGGCAACGTCAAAAATTGGTATTCCGTCAGCGCCCGGTACAGGTACGGATATTTCTACGCTACTGGGCATTGATGCCGGACACAATCCGACGGTGGTTAACGGACAGGACGTGTCGACAGGTTCACCGCTGGATTCGGTGAATGAGGCGCTCTCCTGGAGTGCCGACTGGTACGGACTGGTGATTGCCGATCCGGCGATGACCGCCCAGGACCACCTGGATGTCGCGGCGCTGATTGGCGCGGCAAGTTCTTCCCGGGTGTATGGCGTCAGTACAAAAGACCCTGCCACACTGGACTCGACCAGCACCACCGATCTGGCGAGCAGGCTGAAGGCCGCAGGGTACGTCCGTGCATTCATTCAGTACAGCCAGATTGACTATGCGGCCGCTTCACTCTTTGGGCGTGCATTCAGCGTGAATTTCCTCGGGAATAACACCACCATCACGCTGAAGTTCAAGCAGGAGCCCGGTATTACGGCGGAAACCATCACCAGCAGCCAGGCCGACACGCTCCAGGCAAAAAACTGCAACGTGTTTGTGAACTATGCCAACGATACCGCCATCATTCAGGAAGGCGTGATGTGTAACGGTGATTTCATTGACGAACGCCACGGGCTCGACTGGCTGCAAAACTATGTGCAGACCAACCTATGGAACCTGCTTTACACCTCAACGACCAAAATCCCGCAGACCGATGCCGGGGTAACGCGCCTGGTATCGAACATCGAAGCGTCCATGGAGCAGGCCGTCAATAACGGGCTGGTGGCACCGGGCGTGTGGAATGGCGGCGACATCGGCCAGCTGTCAGCCGGTAACACGCTGACCAAAGGCTATTACGTCTATGCGCCCGCCGTGGCCACACAGGCGCAGTCTGACCGTGAAGCCCGTAAGGCGCCGGTGATTCAGGTGGCCTGTAAGCTGGCCGGGGCGGTTCACTTTGCTGACGTACAAATCAACGTTGTGCGCTAAGGAGAAAATAAATGGCTACGTACAGCTTTCTTGACGTCACCGCGTCGCTCGTCGGGCCGACAGGCATCATCGATCTGGGGTGCGGTTCAGCGAACTCCAAGGAAGGCATCACCCAGACCATGGGTGGCAATAAAAACACCATGACCATCGGCGCGGACGGGGAAGGCATGCACAGCCTGCATGCTGATAAATCCGGCACCATCACGGTAACGCTGCTCAAAACATCCCCGGTAAATAAAAAATTGTCGCTGGCCTATAACGCGCAGAGCCAGTCGTCTTCCACCTGGGGGAAAAACGTCATTGTGATCCGCAACACGGCGTCGGGTGATGTGTCCACTGCGCGCGAATGTGCATTCCAGAAACAGCCTGATTTCGCGAACGCCGAAGAGGGCGGAACCGTGGCCTGGGTGTTTGACTGCGTGAAAATCGATCAGCTTCTTGGGGAGTTTTAACCGATGGAATTTGACATCAAGGGCGTGAAATACCGCACCGCAAAGCTCAGCGTGTTTGAGCAACTGAAGGTCTCCCGCAAACTGCTGCCGGTCCTCGCCGGTATGGTCTCAGAGTTTCGCAGCGTGCAGGAAAAAATCGCCAACAAGGATACGGAAGGCGCCCTGTCCGGCATTCTGCCGAAAATTGCAGACGCAGTGTCGGATATGAGCGATGAGGATGTGAACGCCATTCTGTTTCCGTGTCTGTCCGTTGTGTCCCGCGAGCACATGAAAGGCTGGGTACAGGTCTGTCAGCAGGGGCAGATGGCATTCGATGATATCGATCTGCTGACCATGCTGCAGCTGGTGGCGCGGGTGGTCGCCGACAGTCTGGGAAATTTTTTGCAAGGACTCCCTACCAGCGAGACGCAGGACCAGACAGCGGAGTAGCGTTTAACACCCTGCCGGGTGGAGAGGATATTATTTTTCGCCCGGCGATCGCTTTCCATATCGACCAGAAAGACCTCGACAGCGGCGCGGTAGACCTCTGCCGCATCGCCCTGCTGAATGACTACCTCGATATGCGCGAGGATAACGACGTACGCCTGGATAAATGGAGAGCGGCCAATGAGCGGTAACGCAGAAACGATTAAGGATTTCCTGATCTCTCTGGGCTTCAATATTGACCAGGCTGGCGCCAGTAAATTCGAGGCGGTACTGAAAGGTGTTACAGCGAACGTTCTGAAGGTGGGCGCGGCTGTGGAAGGGGCCGCGCTGAGCATCGTCGGGTTCACCACGCAGATTGCGAATGGTCTGGATAAAGTCTATTGGGCATCACAGCGAACTGGCGCCAGCGTCCAGGGGATTAAGGCGCTGGGGTATGCGGCAGCGCAGACAGGGGCCAGTGCAGAGTCGGCAATGTCCTCCCTCGAGGGGCTGGCGAGCTTTATGCGCAGCGCCCCGGGTGCGGAAGGTTTCCTGAACCGGCTGGGCGTACAGACCCGTGACGCCAGCGGCAGGATGCGTGATACGGCCGCCATCTTCACGGGCGTAGGGCAAAAGCTCAACAGCATGCCGTATTACCGCGCGAAGCAATACGCGCAGATGCTCGGCATTGATGAAAACACGCTGATGGCGATGCGCCGGGGGATGAACGGTTTTGCCGCCGATTATCAGTCGATGCTGCAGAAGACGGGCTTCAACGCTGACAAGGCGGCGGTGCAGTCCAACAAGTTTATGACGTCCATGCGCGGCCTTACGTCGCTGTTCGGCATCATGCGGGACAAAATCGGCTCGAACCTTGCGGGCGGTCTGGCCGGATCGCTCGACACCCTTCGCAGGCGCATTCTCGACAATTTTCCGAAGATTGAAGAGTCCCTGACGAGGGTGATTAAAGGCGTGGTCTGGCTTGCCGGTGCCTTTACCCGTATGGCATGGCGCATTATTCAGGCGGCGGGCTCCGTCATTGACTGGTGGAAACGGCTGGACGACGGCAGCAAAAAGTTTCTGATGACCATCGGCGCGATCCTTGTCGCCTGGCGTCTGCTCAACGCGGCATTCCTGAAATCGCCCATTGGTCTGATTACGTCGCTGATCTTGGCGGTCGGGCTGTTATATGACGATTATCAGACGTGGAAAGAGGGTGGGAAAAGCCTCATTGACTGGTCGAAATGGCAGTCAGAAATTGAGCAGGCAAAGAAAGTCTTTAAATGGCTGCGCGATAAGTTTCTGGAGCTCAAGGACGACCTGGGCGGCTGGAAAAACACGCTTACCATTCTGTTCGGGTTTCTGGCCGGGGCGAAACTGGTTTCCATGCTGACCGGGCTCGGGCGGATTGTCGCGGGATTCACCGGGCTCGGAAAGGCCATCGGCAGCGCCCTTGGTGGACTCGGGAAACTGGCACAGGGTATTGCTGAACTGGCTATCAAAAACCCGTGGCTGCTGATGTTTATCCCAACCAACAATACGCCGACCACCAGTGAAGAAATGGCTTCTGTCGGCGGTATCGGCAGCAACATTGTTCCTCAGCGGCAGCAGGCATATGAGGCGCTGAAAAAGGAAAATCCCGGACAGGACTTTTTCACCGACGAGCAGATCCAGCGCAAGATTCAGGAAATGGGGCTGGAGCCCGACCAGCGCGCGCAGTCTGTTAAACGTAAACGCCCGCGCGCGTCCGCGCAGGGCAAAATCCTGCTCGACTGGATGGGGCCGATGTTTAACCAACTGGAGTCGTTGTACAGGCTCCCGGCCGGGCTACTGAAAAGTGTCGCCATCACTGAATCCGGTGGTAACCAGTTTGCGGTTTCCGGCGCCGGGGCAAAAGGGCTGTTTCAGTTCATGGATGGTACCGCCCGCGATATGGGGCTGCACGGCAACGATGTGTTTGACCCTGAGAAGGCGGCCCAGGCGGCGGCGAAATATCTCAGCCAGTTACTGCGGCAGAACGGCGGCGACCTTAATAAAGCGCTGGCGTCGTATAACTGGGGGATCGGCAATGTACAGCGCTATGGCATGGGGTTAATGCCGCAGGAAACGCGCAATTACATCCCGAAAGTGATGAGCAATATGCCCGGCAGCGGCCCGCAGATACAGCAGGAAACGACGATTAACATCCACGGCGTGTCTGACCCGCGCGAGGCCGCACGGCTGACGGTCGACCGACAGAAGGGGGTTAATTCACAGCTCACCCAGCAACTCCCCACGGTACCGAGATAATGGAAATTTTATCAGCGATTTTTCGCCTGCAATCCCGGCGGATCGGGATATTTGTTCCCAGCGTAGTTGTGTCGGAAAAACATTCTGATTCGCTCGAAATCACCGAGCACCCGGTGGAGAAGCCGACAACAAACAGCGCATCCGGATTTGTGGCCGATCATGCCTTCAAACGCCCCAGCGAAGTCACCATGGAATGTGGCTTTTCTGGCGGCGGCGCCCTGCTGGATTTTGCCAGCAGCCTGACGGCAACGGGTCTGCTGGGGAAAAGCCCGCAGGAAACCTACCAGGAGCTGCTCAGGCTGCAGTCTAATCGCATCCCGTTTGATGTGATTACCGGAAAGCGGGTGTACAGCAACATGCTGATCCGCGCCATTGAGGTGACAACCGATAAAACCAGCGAATACGTCCTGAACTGCACGCTGACGCTGCGGGAAGTCATTATGTCGCAAACGCACAGCATCACGGTTGCCGACAAGGCGGATATGCAGGATGGCGTCAGCACGTCGGCGGTGCAGAACTCAGGAACCAAATCCACGACACCAGTGAATGAGTCGCTGCTGAGCCAGCTGGGCGGCGGTGTCACATCGGCTTTCGGGAGGTGATATGCAGTTTAACGAAATCCCGTTATCGCCGGATAACCAGCAGTTTCGCATCCTGCTTGGCGATACGACGTACACGCTCCGGCTCATCTGGCGCGATGTGGCCGGCTGGGTCATGGACGTCATGGACAGCGGCGGCGCGCCCTTGCTTTCCGGCGTCCCGCTGGTCACCGGTGCGAACCTCCTGCAGCAATACCCGCAGTTGGGTATCAACGGGGCGCTGGTGGTGGCCACCGACAAAGGCGCACCTTACGAACCCTCGAAAACCAACCTTGGCACCTACAGCCACCTTATTTTTGTACAGGAGTAGATATGTCTCTCAACTGGATGCGCCATTTTGAGCTGCAGCTGCTGGACCAGAACGGGCAGGGCGTCTCCCTGTCGGACTTTAAGGTTACTTTCCAGATAGAGTGGGCGGATACCCGCTGGCCGCGCGTGGCGAACGTGAAAATTTACAACCTGTCGCCCGATACCACGAATAAGATCCTCGGGCAGGAGTTTGCCAAAATCCGCATCATTGCCGGGTACGATGGCATTGCGCCGGATGTGGATGCAAGCCAGGTCGGTGTTGCCCGGAATATTACTCCCGGGCAGGAGGGGCAGACCAACGGCCAGAACTACGGGCTGATTTTTGACGGTGATATCCGTTTTTCGGCGACCGGCAAGGACAGCATCACCGATTCCTGGGTACTGGTTCAGGCTATCGGGGATCACGAAGCGTTCCTCTAT